ACGTTTAAGGTGCCGGTGAAATCGGGATGCGTCTCCTTCTCTTTGCGTTCGTTATCGAACAGGGTGCCGCTATTAGTGTTATCGTATTCTTTGCTCATCGTTTCGTTTTGTTTTTGGTTCTCTTGCGTGCCATCGTCTTTGCGACTCTGACAAATGTTTCTGGTGTTGTTTTGAGTATGCCCTCTGACCAAGCATTTATATGCTGGCAGAGTTGCAGACAAGCCGGTGACTTCAGGAAGGTAGCTCCATGCTGCCACTCAGCCATATCTTCGCGCATGATCGAGACGAACTTAGGTTGGAACGTAACCGGGTCTACAATGCCAGCCTGTATGCCTCGCACTGCGTCTTGGACTGCTACCTTGATGATTTCAAGGTATAGCCAGGACTCCCGGTTGAGGTGCGCCTCGGCGTGGTCTTGGAAGAAAGTCCACTCCGAGACGCAACCATCGGTCACTCCCAAGTCTGGTCGGTCTTCGCCCATGAAGGCAGTGTGAGGGTGATAGGTTTGCTGCTGATGCCGAACCAGTTGCCAGTCTCGCGGCAGTTCTTGTAGGTAGCCAGATCTTCCTGATAGGCTCGACGACCTGCCTGTATCATAGCCTCATCGACCATGTAGACGGCAGAGAGGTAAGGTGGTTTCTTCTCCTGAGCGACGAACAAGAACGTGGGGCATTCCTGACCCGTAACTTCCTTGTATCCATCAGCGTAGAATGCTGCTTGAACGTGGTAGCGGAAGTTCATGATCGTCCGCAGGAAGGCACCTGGCGTTGCGTTGTCGGTGGTCTTGTAGTCCACGATGATGCCGTCCTTGCGGATCAAGTCAGGTCGGCAGCGGCACTGGACATCCTCGACCGGGTCGATCCAGTAAAGGCTTGCCTCAACATACTCCTGGTGACCAAGAGCGGTTTTGCAGGCCTTGTCTGCCATGACAGCTTGTCGCATCGCGGCAAGTTGCTCATGCTCATCTTGTGTGATGACCATACGACCTGCTGCCTGGCGCATAGCTTCGGCGTAGACCTCCTTGCCTTCCTTGGTGCGACGGTCGCAGGCTGGCATGACGAACGTCTCGTCAGAGAACTTCTCAAACTCAAGGATCGCCAGGTGAGCAAGAGTCCCGAAACGCATCGCGGGAGTCTGCTCCTCCTGCGGGTTCCAGTGTTTGTGCCAGTAGAGAGCAGGAGCATGACGGATGAGGTCAAGACCGTGTTTGCTGACACCTGCGGAGTTGTGATAACTTGCCGCCTCCATGTTGGGGATAAGTTCGTTCATTCTGCCGCCTCCTTCGCTTCAAGATACTTAGTGATTCGGGTGAGTTCAGCCTCGTCGCATTCGTCGAGGGTATTCTTCGACAGCTTGACCAGCAAGCCGGGAACGAGTTTCTTGGCAAGCGGGTGCTGCCGGATAGCAGTCTTAGCGTCAACCTGCACGGGTTCTGCCACAGGTGCCGGAGCTTCGCCAGCAGAGAGCCACTTGGCGAGCCTTGTGCCAGTCTCCGCTGTGATGACCTCAGGCTTGCCGTCAAAGAGACGGGTTCGGTCTTTCTGTGCCTCCGCCATATGCTGGGCATTGATGTTCCAGCAGACCGTGAATTCAAAGTCGATGCCGTCACGTTGCTGCGGATCCATGCCGCTTTTCTGCACCTTGCCCTTCTCATCCATGCTGTAGCCTTGCTTGGCACGAACAGTGGCAATGATATGCGCTTTGCTACGCATCATCGACTGGATGAACCGATCATGCCTTGGCGTAACCTTAGCCCAGTCCTGAAACCTATCGCCCAGCTTGGTCTTGATGTCCAAGCATCCGCCTGGGCCGCTCCATTCGTGGGTAATGGAGTCAATGACAATGACCTCGTAGCCAGCCGACTCTGCTGCCTCGATTGCTTCAATGAAGCGTTCAGGCGCGTAAGGCGGCGACAACTCCAGAACGTCGAAGTCGAATCGATCTGCGTAAAGGCTAGCACTGCCAGCCTCGGTGTCGATGAAGGCAATCTTCTTGCCCAACTGAGCCGCGACAGTGAGTGCCGCAGTCGTCTTGCCAGAACCGCTGGCACCGGAGAATAGAAGCCTAGCCTTTGCTTGGCTTTTGGTAGCTTTCTTGAACATTGTGTTGTCAGTGTGTGGTTGAGGTTTACATGAAGAACCCGGCGAGACCTGCACCAACGACGGTGCAGACGATAACGGCAAGAACGATGTCCATTGCCGCTTGGAAGCGACGATATGCCGCCAGTTTGTTTGCGCCCTGCTGGTAGTCCGCAGGGATGGTTTCCGAAACGTCCTGACGACGTTCCAGTTCGCGACGAAAGCTCGCCACGTTGTCGGTGATGCGGTCGGAGTTGCGACCAACTTTGGTGTTGCGTTTGCGTGTCATGTTGTGCTGTCCTGTGTTGGACGAGCGCACTTCTAGAGCAGTGTTTTCAGGCCGTCAAACACTTTTTTCACGCAATCACTCGGTAGTGCGGAACGTGGTGAACAGCACCATCGCTGCGAGTGACCCTGAACAGCTTCTTCTCGACGCGGCCCTTCTTGATGCCGTCGATCAACCTAGCTTGCGTTGCTGCACGCTTCAGGCCGAGGATGAGTTGAAGCTCATGCACCGACTTCCATTCCTCACCGGGAGTCTCCTGAGGTGCAGGAGCGTTGAGTGCCTTAAGCCAACTCGAAACGTCGGAAGCTGGTGCAGAGGTGCCAGCCACCGTTGACCTTTCGCGCTTCTTGGACGGTAAAGTCTCCGTTGTCCAGGATGAGTCCGTAGAGGAATCCGGTTTCATGTCGTAGTGATGATGTGTGTCGTTTGTTGTATTCCTGATCAACGTCTAGTAACCCGCCAGACGAGTATGCGGTTTTGCGTTCTGCAAAAGTTCCGAAGGTATGCGTATCGAAGGCATGGATATGCCCGAACAAGCATGACCCATAGATCGCAGCGTGCTGTCGTGCAGCGTAGACACCGTGATGGTAGCCGTGCAGCATATTCAACCTGCCGAAGCTGAAGACACCTTTGCGCTTGTGATAGGGTCGCCAGTCACAGTGTAGCTTGCGAAGTGTATTCTCAAGATCCCCGCACAGCTTGCGGGCATAATCAGCCTTAATCCCCGCAGTGCTGTTCTCCGCGAGTTCAAACAGACGGTCATCATGGTTGCCCATCAGCAGGTGAGTCGGTTTCCATGAATGCAGGAAGTCATTGCCGGCATTCCAGTCGTCCTGCATCGTCTCGCACTGCTCCTCGGCAGATGCTCCTCGACGCAAAGGCCGAAGGTCGAACAGGTCACCACCGAAGACCTTATAGTCCGGCTTGAATTCTTTGGTGAAAGCCTTGAGGACTTGGACGACCTCGGCGTTCTGCCGATCCCCGTGCAAGTCCGTTGCGAAGATGAACTTCTTCATTCGTGCGGGAATTTAGGCAGATTTAACAATCGTCAAGTTACTTTTTCCCGGCTTTCTTCAGTGCGGCTTTCTGCGTAGCGTAAGCGATTGCCAGGGCTTGCTTCTGAGGCTTGCCTCGCTTCATCTCAGTCTTGATGTTCTTGGAGAACGACTTGTCGGAGTATCCTTTGATCAGTGGCATGGCAGTGCGGGTTATTTGGTTGCGAGTTTCTTCGCGGCTTGCTCAGTGTCTCGGATGCCCAGCAGGGTGCCGGTGACAGAGTAGACTCGGAACTTGCCGGAAGGGGATTTAATGATCCTGGTGCCGTTGCTGCCGTTCAGGATGGAAGGTGAAGCGGCATCGGGTTGGAAGCGAATATCTGGTGACTCGACATTAAAGCGTTGAGACAACGGGATGATGTTGCCGGAGGAGTCACGGGTGATGGGGTCGGAAAGACGCTCAATATTTTCAGACCCTGGGAAAGCAATAGCTCCATTTCCAACTGACAACGCATCACCGTTGCGCAACAGATCATTTTCAAAACGCTGCCAAAACTCAGAAACAAATTGAGGGTCGTCCCAAGCACCAGCTCCCTCCACAATGTCAGGAGGGTTCATAATACGCTCCGCATCCTCACGGCTCAGATTAAAATACTCAGCACCGAATTCTATCATATTATCCGACAAGGGGCGCGTCTTTTTAGTTTTCCACAAAGCCCTGTCTTTTGTTGTGCCTCCCCAGTATGACTGATCGGGACGACCTCGAACAAACTGGACAATAAATCCTCTAGCCCCTGCATTTCCCCCGTGATAAAAGTCAATAGGCAAGGAATCGTTGATAGCCTCATCAACCATCTTCTGCGCCGTAGCCGTGTCGCCAGCCTGAGCAGCACGCATATAAGCGGCATCCTGCTCGGGTGAAACGGGCTGGAAGCGTTTCGTCGAGGTGGGTTCTTGTTTAGCTCGATTCTCGACAAATTGCTGTGCCAAATCCAGTTCGGGCAACACCGTTTGCAACGGTTGCGCCTGCAGAACACCCTTTTTGTTGTAAATACGAGGATCTGAGGTTAGTTGCGAAACAGGAGAGCCTTCTGATAAGAACCCAATAGATTTGCCTGACACTGCCCAAGGATACGAGTAATGAAACCCGCTTTGGACTGGAGTTTGATTGATGGGAATCTCCACCAATGCAACCACAGTTCCGAAAGGAACATCGGCATACCTAGCGTCAGCAGTTTGTCTGGCAACATCAAATGCAGAGATGCCGATCTCCTTTTGCACTGACAATGGAAGGCTAGACTTAGTCCCCTTAAGTTGCATCTTATTAAGGATTGGAGTCATTTCAGCAAAGTTGAGAGACTTTGAAGTCACGGCTCGCTTGAAGTCATCAAACGAATTAATTGCCTGCACTCTGCTTCTAGCAGCAGCACTGAGTTTAGCTTTTGACTTGGCAACAGATTCAAAAAGATTGCTGATGTAAAGATTCAAGTCTTTCAATGACACCTGCTTTGAATCAAGTGCTGCCTGCAATGCAGTCACATATGCAAGCTGACCTGTTTGGTTTTTCAGGTGATTGATTGGAGACATTGCAGTGATGGCAGCAATGACACTATCCTCACCAGGCCTTGCAACCTTTCTGAGCCTTCCAAGCAATGATTTTGCTGCCTTTTCATCAGAAAAAGCCCATCCTGCATTCTCAAGCAAGCCCATATATCCGGCACCTCCTTGAGATTTAACTGGCACTGTTTGCTCTTTACCTTTTGGCCCCACCATTGCGTATCCAATCCCCATGCGATCTGCCGGAAGAGCAATCATGGTCTTGCCGATATAGTTGGCAAGGTCAACATTTTCGTTCGGCTGAAAGCGAAGGAACGTGTTCTTGGTAGTGGTGAAGACATCCGTCTCTCCCTTGACTGGCTTGGCATCAATCTCGGCAAAGTTCATGCTGCTCTTCTCAAGGGCATTATTGGTAGTCTTCGCCGCATCACTCTGCGCCTTCTTCATGGCAGCAGTCTCGGTCGAGGCAGTGCCGATCAGTTCACCCTTGTCGTCGTAGACGCGGAACAGTTTACCGCCAGTCTGCTTCAAGATGCGGTAGCCGTCAGGGTTGGTCATCGCTTCACCGTTGGGCAGCGTTTCTTTGGTGAAGGCATTTGGCTGGAAGTTCCTCATCACTCGCTCATAAGTCGTGCCTTCTTCAAAGGCGAAGCGTTCACCGGAGTCAACCAGTTTGGCAAAGCGTTCGGCACGGTAACTCTTGAGAGTGTTCTTGGACTTGCTGATGACTTCAGCTGGGACGTTGAGCAGAGTCTCGTTGTTACGCAGACGGAACCCAAGAGCATCGTAGAACAGGTTGCGCTTCTGCGCTCCACGAACACCACCACCAAGAACAGTCTCGCTTGGAATAGCACTGATGTTCGTCAGGTTGGTCAAATAAGCGCGAAAGTCCTTCAGGGCATCGCCAGCGTTACCGTAAAGGTCTTTGAACTGCGGCTTTTTAAGTGCAACCATCAGACGGTCACGCACCTTCGTCATATCGACAGCACGAATGATGACACCATCCTTGCTGTTCATCTCGACGGAATACGGCAGAATCTCGTTCTGGCTGGCAGACTTTACGCCAGCAACCATCTTGTTCGTTCCTCGACCACGGGTGTAGACACCATAGTAGCGGGTGTCAAAGGTCGCCTTGTCGAAGTTCTTCATCGACATCAGAACCTCACGCAGCGTTGCCTTGGCAGACTGGTCGAGAGTATCACTCGACAAGATTGCGTTGATAGCGGCATCACTGAGTTGCCCCTTGGCGGTCATCACTGCCTTGCCGTTCTTGTCCCTGGTGAAGTCCAGGCCGATGCGCTCATTCTCTGGCAGTGCAGAGAGTCGGGAAGTCATATCCTGCCAGCGAGCAGCGGCTTCGGCCTCGATCTGCTTCAGGCTTTTTGGCGTGCCGTCAGGGTTGACGATGCCTTGAGCACCACCATAGGAGCGCAGCCAAACAGCACGGTCAGCAGGGTTTACCGGTATCAGGTCAGGCTTTGCCTTGGCTTCCGGCACCGCCTTGCGCTTCGGCTGCATCGCACGCTTGATGATGGCATCAAGCTCGGGGATACGCACTGGACGACCTTTCGAGTCGGTGAACCTGCCTCGGGTAGCATCAAATCCCAATTCGTTGCCTTGCTCGAAAAGGGTCGTGCGAAGTTTCTCCAGGATGCCATCCTCGATGCTGTTCAGCACTCGACGATACACCAAAGGAAGTCGATCAGGATTGAATCGACCAGGACGCAGACGACCCTGAAGTTGGCCGGAATACATTGCTGTCAATTCGTCAGCAACGGCTGAACGCGCCTTGGAGAGGGTTTCTGGGTCAGTAACCTTGCGAAGTTGATTGGCGTAACCTTTGAAGGTATCTCTCGCACCAGAATTAGTCTCGCCATACAGACTTGCAATAAGATCTGAAACGCGAGCCAAGTCAGGATCGGTGAACAGACCTGGACGCACAATTTCACCAGACACCGGATCAACGGCACCATAGATGGCATTCTCGATTTCGGTCTTGAATGCACGGTTGAGAGTCGATGAAAACAGAATGTGAGTTCCTTCATGCGCTGCTGTATCGCCAAGAATGCGGTCTGGATTGATCACAAGTTCATCACCTGTGGTTTTTGCCCAGCCTGGCGCAGGGTTCTCGATCATCTCTTGCTTTGTAGCGATGCGAAGTCTGGCACCATTAGCTTCAGCAATACGCATGGCATCGACCTGAGCAGCAGCCTTTTCAGGGCCAAGAACATCAACCAGCCGTCTCATCGTTGTAGCCCAAGCACCTTGCTCGATCTCGGGACGTTCAGCGATGAAGCTGTTGATGTCGCCAGTAGCTTGCCTAGCAGTGCGCTCGGTAGAGTAGCCCAAGGCTTCACGACCAGCACGGAAGGTGCCTCTCATTGCGCCAAACATCCCACCGAAAGCAGTGCCTGCACCAGCACCTGCTGCGGCACCTTCAAGGTTCCGTTCTGCAAGGTAGCCAAGACCTGCACCAACGGCAGCACCAGCAGCACCCTCCTTGAGGGCTTGAGCGGTCACTCGTTTGGCAACGCCAAGAGCGGGTTGAATCTGGGCAAGACCCTCTGCCAGTTTGCGGGCAGAAGTAGATACGTTTGGACTCTGTGCAACACGCTCAAGCAATCCCGCTCGGCTTGCCTCACCTCTTGCAGCACGGGCGGCAGCGGCAGCGACTTCTGCGGTCTTTTCTGTGGTCTTCAGCCCTGCAATGGTTCCAGCAGTCAAGCCAGCATCACCAAGCATTGCAGCAGTTGCTGCTGAGGCTTTAAGCGGTGCGGAGGTTCCCGGCATGACTCGTTCCACGACATTGCCAACAGCATCGACAAGTCTTCCCGGGACACTGGCAACGGCTTGCACTGCACCTGCTCCAGCTTCTACGGCACCCAGTGCGGCTTGACCCAATCGGCCAGGAGCAGTCGATACGCCGGGAGTAGGAGCGGCAAACATAGTGCCGCCGCTTTCAATGGTCTGAACCGCACCAGCAGGAGGAGGAGTTACTGCATCAGCAACAGCGGCAGCGGTTTGTGCGCCAGTCCTAGCCACACCCTTCTTGAACAAAGTCTTTGCACCTGCCTTGAGAAGTGCAGAAGCACCACCAGCAAGCATGGTCGGGTCAACATACTGACCAGCACGGGCAATATCCTCGATTGGCGCACCTCGGATGATGTCTTCCATCAGATACAGTCGATTGACTGCATCGGCATCCTTTTGCATCTCACTATCAATGAGATCGTTGTAGTCCTGTTCTGTTGCTGGACGGAAGGTCGGAACAGTAACTTCCTCAACACCAAAGTCACCACGCACAGTCTGAGTGCCTTGCACGGGAATGCGACGTTTGAGGAACTCCTCTTTGGTCGGAATGTTTTTCTTTGGGTCTAGAATGCGTATGCCAATGTCATAGAGTCCAACACCACCTGCCGCCATGCCTTCAGCAGCAGACTGAACGGCTGGCGAGAATTCTCCCACAATCGCAGCAGCACCTGCCTCGGTGAGTCCTTTTCCAACGTCAGAGAAGACCTGACCAGCAACATCTGTGGCAATGCCAAGCAGATCTCCAAGACTGCTCTTTTTGGATGCCTTATACTCCTGAAGCAGAAGATAGTCATCGCGTGACATCTTGTTTTCACCCTCAAACGGATTGACGGTGACGGCACCATCCAGCGACTGCTGGCTTGCCTGCTCAACCTCAAAAGCTACGTCCTCACCGGAGCGAGGGTATTTCTCCTGAAGGTATGCATCAATCTCCTCATCCGGCAAGTCATCTGGAAACTCAACTTCGATCTTCCTGCTGGGAATGGAAACGATTCTAGGCATAAATCATTGTGCTGGGGTTCGCTTGTTACCGCTCCAAACTTCTCGCGTGTATCCCTCCTGAACAGGAGGAGAGGACGGTGCTGATCCTTGTGCAGCATCCGATTTTGGCTTGTTGGCCCTTTGTTTGATCTCATACAATCTCTGCTGCAAGCCTCGCAAACTAGCGACAGCTTGTTCGTCGGTGCCTCCAAGATTGATCGAGGAAAGAGAGTCTTTGATCGACTGACGTTCAGCATCAGAAAAGGAACCCTGTCCTGCAAAGATCGTCGCACCAACGGCACCAACTTTAGAGGCTAGGTTCTGGATGTCTGTCTGAATCCCAGACGTTTCCGTTTTCCAGAACGGACTGATTGCAGACAAGAAGTCACCACTGGATCCTGCCGCCCATTTAATATTATCTTCCTTTCTCAGTCTGCGAGCTTTAGCCTCTGGGGTATCTTTTCTAGGATCTGCTGGAGGAGGTTCACCGATGAGCGCGTCAACGCTTTTAACGGCATCGTTCAGAACATCGCTAAGGCGGAACCCTTCAGCTTCTGTCTCTGCTTGAGTCTTGAATGTTTTAATGTCCCCACCTGGAGTCATAAATGTTCCAGGGATAGGTTTGCCTTGAGGATCGACAACAGGTTTAAGCTGTACTCCATCAGCCTGCTGCTGATTCGTTTCGATAACCTGCGGTGCAGTAAATCCACCTCCAGTCACAACGACTCGGTTGGTGCCGGGAATCTGTTGCACTTGGATCTGTTGCGGCATAGCTGGAGGCGGGCCATAACGCAGCGCAATGTCTTTCTCTGCCTTCTGTTGAGCAATCTCAATCAATCCATTGCGGGCAACACGATCAATACCCCCAGCTTGGTTGATAAGTTCTTGGAATCGTTGCTCAATGGCATTTATATACTCTTGCCGTCCAGGAATAGGTTGTAGTCCGCTGTATTGCTGAATCTCTGGCGTTTGTTGAGGAGTTTGAGGCTGTGCATAACGATCAATCGCTGGAGGTTGTTGTGGAGGCATAGCACCACCCATAGCCTGCGAATAATACATCAACTGTTCAGGTGTCAGTGCCATATCTCAAGAAGTTATTGCCTCAAAGGCATTGTTGATAAATTCATTGTCAAATTAACGACCCATTCCCCACAGTCCCAAAATGGTATTTCGCTCAACTGGGTTACCTTGGTTCTGAGCAGCACGTGCAGCGGCTTGCTGCTGCATCTCAAACAGGGCTTGTTGGCGTTGAATTCCAGCCATGTTCAAGGCATTCTGCTGCGCTCCAGCGATGTCCTTGTTCAACTGCATCAGGCCAGCACCGGAGAGGTTATCACGGTTGGCAAAGCGTTCGATGATGGTCGGATCCATCTGCTGTCCAGTAGCCTGTGTGACCTGCTCATATTGAGACATATTGGTCGGCAGAGACTGCTGGTTTTGCGTCTTCTGCTCCATGCCTTTAGCAAGGGCACCAGCACCAGCAACGAGTCCGCTACCAAGGGCTTGAATGCCTTGAGCGTAGTTTTGTCCAACCTGCGTTGCGGCTTTCATCCAGCCTTCCGGCATGACGTTGTAGCCTCCACGGTATCCTCCAAAAAGCATTGAGTCGGGCATAGGTCAGTCCTTCATGTATGAGAGTTTGTCTTGAGATGCCCAAGGAACCAGGGCAGAGATATTTTCAATGGTCATGCCCAGTTTGGGACATTGAACGAATTTAGCAGCAGTTTCTCGCCTATCAAGGCACCGAGTGCAGGCATGAACGTAATCGACATTGTGCCGCTTATTCTCCTTCTCGCGCCATTTACCGTGCCACTTCTCGTAGCGATCAAAGTCAATCGGCACCTGATTAGCCTCGATGTAGTCCCAAACGTCATCATGCGTCCAGTCACGAAGCGGGAACATCATGGTTGTTCCATCCGGCAGTGTTCTAGCCTCGATGCGGGTTCCTGCGTCACCTCCAACGATAGGGTCAGAATCGCATCCTTTATGACCGATCCAGAGTGCCTGGAACGGTGTTGTCTCCAGTAGAGTCTGCTTCGGACGGTGCAGGATGTCCAAAGCACAAACCCAAGGTTGTGTAGAGATAGGATCGACGATCCCAGTCGGGCAGGTCAGTTTGGTACCGTTGATCTGGTAGAGGTTCTGCACCTCAAATTCGTCATCGGTCTGCTGAAAAGCTGATTCCTGCGGATGCCAGGTGTAAACCAGCAGATTCCAGCGACGAATAAGATCGTCATGGAACTCGTATTTGGACGGTTGCCAAGGTTCGCGGAAGAAGATGACCGGCAGGTTGTAGCTCATCTGCCGCATGATATGCAGCAGTGCCATACTATCCTTGCCTCCAGACCAGCAGACCATGCCAGACGGCATTTTAGCCATGCCATCAGCAATGATTTGCTTTGTTCTTTCGAGCTTAGTCATTAGAACAATCCGGCAGCAATCAATCCAGATCCAACAAGTCCCATCCCAGCCCCGGCCATGGCAGAACGGTTGGCAGCACCTGCTGCACTGGCAGCGGCCTGCGTTTGGCTACGCATTCCAGAAATGTCCATAGCCATTTGCGACTCAGGGTTGAAGATACGACCCGAAGTGAGTCCTTGAGCCTGTCCAGCAAGACCTGACAAGGTTCCAAGAGTGCTTTGGCCTTGCATATTGGCGTAGTATTGAGGCAGACCAGACGCTTCCAGCATACCAGCAACACCAGTTGCTGCGGCCTGGCGTTCGCGCAGACGCTGTTGTCCAAGCCCGTATTGACTGAGGATCTCGGATCCGATTGCACGGTTGCTCAGACCCATTCCACGGGAAGCATAGGCACCTCTCGCTGCCTGTTGAGCCTGACGCTGTTCCTCGGGAGTCAGGGAAGTTCCCGCCGCAAGTTCCTGCTGTGCCTGCTGCTGAAGACCGGAGAGCAGGGCTTGAGTTCCTGCCGCTTGTCGATAAGCCTGCACATACTGAGGAGCAAACTGTTGGAATTGACCAAGTTCCGTTTGACGTTGGGCAGCAATGTCACCCGCTTCAAATTGCCGAAGCTGTGGCGCGAGGTCTTGCAGCATCTGGAAGTAACCAGGCTGGCTTTCAGTGCCTCCAAGAGCGGTGCCAAGGGTCTGAAGGTTGAGGGCAGTGAACTGCGGCTGATATTGCTGCTCAAGGGCAAGCTGTCGAGGAGCAATACGCTCCTGCGCTTTCAACGCCGCGTTCATTTGTGCCGCATAGCTTGGCACTTTCGGTGCATCAGGTGTGGACGATCCCATGGAATTTAGAGGCTAGGGTTTGATATTCGTAAGCGTGAATCTTGTTCATACCATGCCGCTGAAACAGCACGTAATCAAGACGGAATGGAAGACGTTTCTCAAAGTCTGTAAGGTCACCGGCAGCAAGGTGAATGAACCATGCATTCCACTTGTCGGTCTGAGTGAAGTATTCCTTGCCGTCCCAGAAGACCGGCTTGAACAGCATGAAGGACAGCGGTGATGACCAGACGAAACCGTTTTGCAAAAAGTGCGCCAACAAGCCTTCAAAGCTATCCTTTGGGAAGTGCTTTGCCAGCCAGTATTGCGCTTTCTGCCATGGTTGCATTACGCCAAGTCTCCGAAGACGGTGAACATGATCGAGCCAGCATTGACTGCAACAGTAGTGTAGCGAGTGCTGATGCTAAACGTGCGGGTGGTTTTGTCGAAACCCGTTGCTCCAATGTAGTTAAAGGAGGTCGTGCCGTATTCATTCGCGTCTTCACGACTGAAAGTCGCGACGATGGCATAGTTCGTGTTCGCCATAGCGTTGCTGAAGTTGATCTGAGCAGTGTTGTCCGTTGTGCTGCTCTTGAAGGCAGAAGAAATGCCGGAACCAGAAACACTCAGTGCATACCAGCTAACATTTCCATTTGCTAGACCTGATGCAACGACAACCTGAAATTCGTCTGCATTAGTGACCGCAGAGACGCTATACCACCCATCATAGGTGGTGCTGGGGAAGTTGAGATACAGAACATCACCCACCTTCAACCCGTGAGCAACTTTTGAGATGCTTACAGTATTGGAAGAAACCGTATAGGATGCCGTGACCGTCGTGGTGTCAGCAGTGCGAATCGAAATGCACCCCCAGGCTTTAGGCAGGCAGGCTTGCACTCCCTTCAGCTTACCAGAGTCAGAGGCATCGCGGATCAGCACAGAGTCACCTGCCGCATCACTGACATTGGTAAGCGTCACCGTGGGACTGCCTTGGATGTTGCCAGCCAAGGTGCCTTGCAGGGTCGTTGTCTTCTCATACCAAGAGACGTTGCCGGTCGTCGCACCAGAGTTTGCAACGGTGATAGTGAAAGTGTCGTCGGTCAGCTTAGTCACCGAGTAACTGCCGGAAAGCGCAGCATTATTCTCAATCGAGAACCACCTAGTGTCGCTTGTGACCAGACCATGCGCCACCTTGGTCACCGTCAAGGTCGTAGTCGAACGTGAATAGGTTCCAGTCACAGCGGCAGTTCCAAGCGTCGTATTCCCGTTGACAATGACGTTGCCGGAAGCAGTCAGAGTGCCGCCGATGGTTGCAGTGCTGGAGGTCGTCAACGTGCTGGTCGTCATGCCAGCAGTATTGGTGAGCGTTCCGGTGACGGTCGCATTACCGCTAACGGTAAGCGAGGAAGCTGTGGTTGCGGGCAGAGCAGCAGCAATATTGGCAAGCGTGATCTTCTTGACCGCACCACCGTCAACATCGTTGACCATGAATGTGTCTGCGCTATCTGGAACAGTAAGGGCAGATTGTCCTTCAATGAAGTCAGGAAGCGGACTTGCCTCGACTACATGATTGTTAAGAGCAGACGCGGTAAGAGTCTGTCCTGTGGTAAAGGTTCCGTGACCAGAGACGAGTTTAGCCATAATTATTGCGAGGAAGTCAGGTTTCTGCCGGAAATTGTAGCGTCTGCCGCCATGCTTCTCAAGATAGGTCTTCCAGCAAGAGACTCCATCTTAATTTCAAGTGCATAACCTCTGCGACCAATACGGGTGCGGATCGTCTTATCCTCATCAGTTGCAGAAGTGAAGTCGATGAGTTCGGCATCCTGGTCAGGGTTGGTAACAATAGCGGTGAGCCTAACTCGGTCACCAGCAGACAGGTCAAAGTCAGTCTGAAGGCCGGAGAACCGCTTTTCGTCGAAGGTCTTGAATGCCATTCGTCGGCTTGTCATCTGACCGTCAATGACGATCTCATCGGCACCAAGGGTGAACACGGCAGAGTCATCGCCAGCGTTGTCTCCCAGCTTGGCAAGACCCAAGACAGGCGTTCCAGTGCCATCGTTGACGCGATCCAGTTCACCGGACTCCATGAGGAAGTAGTGCCGGGAAGTGATAGCGTGCAGTCGCTTCGTTTCACCGTTCAAGGCCTGAACCAAGTTCTTCGGACGAATTGCAACTGGGTAGGTGTCGATGCTCTCCCAGGCCTGATTCAGTAGAGAGTAGACCAGAATGGCATTGTTGCTGTTGGCAGTGTCCAGCGGCACAGCAAGATAATACCGGTTGTTATAGAACACTCCACAAGATCCTGAAGCGTAGTTTGCATTTATGCGGTTGATGATGTTGGCAATAGGCTCAGACAGAGGACGCTGATCACCGATCAGGCGCAGGTCGAGCGTATGAGAAAGTTGATAGATGCCGCGATCCGACAGGAAGAAGACCTGTTGTCCTGCAACCTGAATGCTGCGTCGAGCAGAGCATCCAAACTGGTTTGTCAAAGTCTGGATGAAGGCATCGGTCGGAATGCCTCTGTCGATGGACGTTGAGATAGCTGGAGGCGGCAAGTAAGCATAGTAAATGCTGTTGCGCTGGAAGATCAGAAACTTGTCCTCTTGGAACGGTGTGAACCCTGTGATGTAGTCGTTCGCACCAAGGTTGATCTTGAACTGGTCAAGGGTCAGGTCGAAGACGTTCGGCTCGTAGTAGTTCGACGCTGCGATCTCGTCCCGACCAACACAAAGGACGATTCGACCCTGGAAATACAGTCCAAAGTCGGCAGGAGGCATGAAGGAGTCATCTTCGCCAGCAAGGAAGTTGTAGATGCCAGCACCATCGGTCTGATCGGTCATGCTGACAGTAGTGCCGTTCCAGACAAGCGGTGCCTTCGCCTTGATGCTGGTGAACGTGTTGTGACTCTTATTTGAGCCAACAGAGTAATAGGTAAGAGTCGATGGGGTTGGAACCGTTTCGACAATCCAGCTTCCACTCAGGTCAGCATTCCCTGGGGCATAAACAAAGATTTCATCGCCAACATTGTAGCCATGAGCATTCCCAGTCTGGTAGTCCAGAGTTACGATGTCAGAATTTCTGGCAATGCAACTACCGGCCGAAACCGTCACCGCACTTGTCCTTGGATAGCCTCGCAGGATGTAAACCTTGTTTTCAGCTTGGAAGCAGTCGCAAGGGTCAGTGGCATCAATATCACGGTAGTAAGTCGTGCTGCTGATCGTGCGAGATGGAAAGTTATATTTGCTCGACAGGTTGCCAGTGCTGGTGTTGTAGGAATACAAGCCAGTTGAGCAAACGAGAATGATATATTCAACGCCACTGGTATCGAGGAACGTGCATGACGTTAGGATCGTCTCATTGGCGTTCAGAAGCGAAGCTGTAGTCAGGTCGAAGGCACCTTCTCGGACAGCAGCATTACCTCGATCCATTCGTAGGTTCTGAGCATACTGGACGACACCAGCAGGCAGGTTCAGCGGGTTGTCCCTGCTGTTCATGCCGATAAAGCCGGAATCACCGTCCGTCTGATATGGAACCGTTGCTGCCATGATAGCAAGATACGCTAGGATTAGACAGCAGCAAGGATGTTCGCCAGTTCCTGACAGGCAAGGGAACGTAGGTCAGGATCGGTCATCTTCTTGAAGTCATCGGGGTTGTCGATGAACCCGATTTCCAGCAGGATACATGGTTGGAAACTCATCACAGCAAGCCGGGAATGCTGTGACGATCCCTCGGTCTTGATGCCTCGATCCTTGGTGCCAAGGGCTTTGACCACGGCATCGTTGATGGATTTTGCCAATGCTTTGTTGCTTTCGCCTCGGTAAAAGGACTCTGTGCCGCTTGCAGTGCCGTTAAAGGCGTTGCAGTGCAGGGAGAGCATCACCTTGCCTTTGTAGTCACGCGCTATGTCAGCACGCTCAGAAACGTGAGCAGGATCGGAAGCGTTTGCTCTGGTGCGGATCACCTTGTGACCCAAGCATTGCAGGAAAGCGCGGATCTCGTTTGCCCAGTCCATGACGATTTCCGCCTCTGTGACCTTGTTGATGCCAACGGCACCGGGGTCATAGACATCAGCACGGCGGTTTCCCATGCCGTGACCGGGATCTAGAATGATCGTCATTTCTTCGGCGTGATGACGACAAGGGCAAGACCGGCAGCGGCCTGAACAAGTTCACCGGCAACGTTGGTGATCTCAGGAGGAAGCGGAACACCGAAGGCGGTCAGCAGGGTAACAAGGCCAAGCCAGGTGCTTTTCTCGCGGAGTTTGGAGAGGATGGTTTTCATAGGTTTAGAGGGTCTGAACAGCGGGTGGTAGTTGGGGGACTTCATCAGTGTGAGATGTTTCGCACTTCCGAAAGCAGTCGATGCAGGTTCAAGCGATCCTTTTCACAGTCATCGGACTTCTTCTCCAGTTTCTCGACCTGCTTAGTTAGTCCGTCAAGGCGTTCTTTGCGTTCACTATTCAAGGCAGTGACCAGCTTTTCGTTGCCTCTAGTTAGCCACCAGACAGCAAGAAGCAGCAAAGCGGCGACCGGGCCCGCTCCAATGACGGGCTGAATGATAGAAATAAACTCAGGCGGCATACTGAATTGTAGATCACGAGTTGATAAAAGCAAGACTAGTGTGGAACGCCGGAATCTCCGACAATGCTTCAAGGTGTTCGCTCGTCATCTGCTCTTTCCAGCCGGGATTGGCTGATGTATTGAGCTTCGGCCCGGCTAGGTGAGGACTTCCGGTCATCTCGATCATTACCTTATCGAGGTTTTCGAGGCTGAACGGCAGGCAGTAGTCCAGCAGGTTATGCCAGTCAGGAAGCGACCAGAGTTGAGGATACTTGATGACCTTGGTGAAGAACTGGTCGAAAGTGCCAAGGTCGGTATCGGGTTCGTCGAAGAAATGCACCTCACCGCTTTCGGCGATCCTGCGCTTGCCGAAGTGATACAGCGAGCAAATCAATTCTCGCGGATCACGGTAAAACATGACCGTCTTCCAGCCGTTCTTGCGTGCCAGGATAACCTGCTCGGCAGTCGTCGAGACGTGGTGCTGGTGCAGGAAGGTGAACGGCTCGCTGCTGGTCAGGTGATGCTCCAGTTCCTCGGCAGTCCAGTCACGGTGGAGCTTGAATGGTTCTCTCCAGCTGTCCTTCTTGGTATATCCGGTCAGAATACGGTTAAATGCCGTCGAGGTGTAGACTCCCGCTGCCTTGCCGTAGTGGATGAACCAGATCTTCTCTGGATGCCCAAGTTGCTTGTGAGCATAGGCAGCAACGTCATCCGGCAAATGACTCCAGACCTCGGGACGCAGAGCAAGCGTTCCTTGGCGGATGTAGTCCGTCATGTAGAGGTTGTCACCCAGATGTAGGTGGTAGCTCGCAACGCCTCGGGCTGGCTTACCTCGCCAGAATCCCCAGTTGTGCTGAAGCGGAAAGTAGTCAGTCTGCCACTTGTGCGGAACCATTCCCAAGCATCCCTGCTCGTAGAAGGCATCTCGCATCGTCGGGTTGAGGTATTCTTGCCTCCACCAACGAACGAACTCCAGTGACCTCGACCAGAGCAGTCCAGCGTTGAACAAGCCAAACTTGGCAACATTCTCCTGCATATTTGGCGTGACGCTAAGGTTCAGCGACAGCATCACTTCACCGACGTTTGGAGGAAGCTGGATCAGTTGCATGAACACGATGTCAGCATCGAAGAACAGGGCATCACCGTGCTTCTCAATGGCATATTCCATCGCATCCATCTTCAGCCGGATGGCATCTGGACGGTGGTAGAGGTTGTGCAACTTGACCTTGCTAGGCAGGTCACCGAGATCTTGCACAAGCGGCACCGCTCCTGCTTGGCGGATAGCTTCAGCCTGAGCTTCCTGGCAGGCAACGTAGATCGGCAGTCCTGGGTGATGCTTCCTTAAACTGAAAATCGCTACCAGACACTCTGGCAGCGTTTCAGTGGTCGTAACCGTGCAGGCAGACTGCATTGCTTGCTGACTCATTTGAGCAGTTCAGCAAACTCTCCAGAGTCGATCTTGGCCTGAATGATCGCTTCCGCTTCCTCGGTCGTCCAGTCCTCGTTGTAGGTGGCACCTTCGCCGAGGACAAAGCCCTTGCCGGTGAGCGGCGGGAAGATAGCAAACAGACGCTTGCTTTGAGTATTGTCGAAGTAGACAGGAAACACTTCCTTGAAGGTCAGGTTCCCTTTCTTGATGGGCGGATTTAGGATCATGGGTAAGGTGCGCTTGGTGTGGTTCCACTCAGGAGTTCTTCTGTCGAGTCAGCATATCCTGCTTTACGTGACTTGATCGAGCAAGTCCATGCTTCATCTGGCGGGAGTTGAACGCCTTGACTAATAACACCAAAGGGAATGTTGAACGTCAATGTTCCAGAGTTCGCGCCGACCAAAACCATGTAATAATTATCAGGCTCAGGGCCGGACGATGGTGCATCCCATGTAAATGTCACCAAGTAGTCTGGATTCAGATATAAGTCTGAATAAGCGAACGAAGTAGGCGGCATAAGACCAGACAGCAAACCGCCGCCTTGTATCGTGCTACCCAACACCAAAGATATGAACAGATCGTTCATCGCATTTTATAGGCTCGCACTTTGCCGCCAGACAGCGTGAAGGCAGTGATGCCAAGACCATTATAAAGGATCGTGCCAGCAGGAATGCTAAAACCAGTCATTGCGTCACCACTGGCACCGCTTTCAGTGAACGTGGTGAAGGTGGCAGCTTCAAGCACCTGAATGGCGTAGAACTTGCCGGTGACAGCAGTGGTGCCAGTTTCCACAACGACACCAAGTGCTGCGCCAGTGTGACCGGAGATTTGGACATTGTTATTCATGGGTATCAGTATGTATTGATGACGTTCAGGCGGCGAACCTGTCCTTCACTGCGAAGGACTCGATCAACCTGGAGCATTTTGGCCTGTTCAGCTTCCTCCTCGGCAATCGCTGCCGCTTCAAACTGGCTTTCCGTGCGGAGATAGTCAGAGAAGACGGAGCGAACCAGATACTCACCGCAGAAGTAAGGAATCTTGACTAGCGACCAGTTGCCGGGTGCCGTGTTCGGGCTTTGTCCTGCCGTCGTCGAGGTGACGCAGGTGTAGAAGTTGCCAACGGAAGGTGCCGTCGAGCTTGGCAGATAACTGCCGGAGTTGCTGCCGGTGTCGAAGTAAATCTGTGCGCCAGCAGAGTAGATAGCCGTGCCAGAGTAGCTTTCGCCAAACAGGTCGGGTTTTGGCTGGCGGTATTCGATCCAGACCGGGCTTGTGGCATCCATGATGATGATGCGGCGATTCGTGCCGTCATCGTCGAGGTAATAGGCGACCGGCACTGCCCTCGCAGTTACAGCCGGGTTGAGGGTGTATACTTGCAGAACGTCGCCAATGTTGCTGCTAAGGTTGACATAGTCAACTCCCTCGGAATCTGTGGCAGGTGTCGCTTCATAAGTGCGAACGATGTCCGGCCAGGGTTCTTGTTCCCAAATGCGAGCGACTCGTTGACTGGCAAAGTCACGAATCATGCGGAACGTGCTATCTTGAATCGCAGTCCGGTCAAAACCGCACAGGGTCACTGCACGGTAGAGAATATCGCTGAAGTTTATCGTTCTCACGCGAAGACTTTACGATACTTGACGTTGCGTGTCGAGGACGGTTCTGAAGTAAATCCAAACTGGAGCTTAGTGCCTTTTGAGTTCACCTTGCAATAGGGATTGCTTTTCTCGTATTCGTTCAGAAACGTCTTGTCTTGCCAGCACTGGTAGCCAAGGCGTTGTCCCCAGTAATGGAACGAGTCAGGGTCAACTCGCATCCTTAGACGACCAACACCATCAATGCTGCGGTGTTCTTTGTGATTCAACTGTCCAATCTGCTGCGACTGCGCCTCTGCCATTACCTTTCTGAAGTTCCATCCTGTCTTGAACTCCTTCAACATTTCGCTGTGAAGTTCTTCGGGGATATGTTCAATCATAGGGTAATGGCAGAGGGTTGTTGCAGTTGCTACGGCACTAAGCCGTTAGCGGTTAGGAAGCAGGAGCAAACTTGCCCAGGCCAAGGGGGTTCTTGACCACGAGACCCGCGACAGCTTTGATCAAACGGGCCGGGCCGCCGCCAGCGTCAGGAAGTTCACGAACTTCCGGCATGTTGGTGTAGCGCAGTTCAAGCAGATCCATGTCGAGGACATAACCACGACGGACGTTCGGCATGAACAGGCTCGGGTGCAGCTTCAGGCGACCAAAGTCACCTTCGAAGATGTCAACGCTGGCGATGTAAGCATCGCTGTTGGCATCACGGTTGAAGGTGCGGATGGCAGTGGCTCCGGAACCAGTCACTCCGACAGTCGAGGTCGTGGTGATACCAGTCGTGAACAGCAAGTTGCTGAAAGCACGCTTGAGGGTCGTGCCCACAACGCAGTCATATTCCTTGAAGGAACCAGTCTGACCGTAGATCGAGGTGAGAACACCCTGAACATCCGATTCAGCGAAGTTCGCAATGGTGGTCGTGCTGATGCTCGCAGAAGGAGGGCAAAAGTCATCAGGCGGAGGAAGAACGGTGTCTTTGTCAGCAGCAGCAACAATCCACTCGCCAAGGCCACGGGTCTTATAGGCAACAGTGCCATTGTCGAGAACCGCACCGTTATCACTGGCAACTGTCGCTTCCATGTCACGCTTCAACAGTTTGATGCCCTTGGCGACCATCCCGGCGAGTTCATCACGAAGACCAGCAACCACCGAAACGTCAACCGCAAGCGGCGAAACGCGGATAGCACGCTGGAAGACCTGAATGTAGTTCTGGATCTTTGCGCGCTTATAGTTGAGGTTTTCGTAGCCAGTGACATCAACACCGTCAACGCTGCCGGTGGTCACTGCATCTGGCATACTATCGGCCTGCCACTCAAGCAGTGTGTTGCCGGGCTTTTTGCCCTTGGGAATCATCGAAACGATAGGGGTGTCCTTCGCGTCAACGAGGGAGATGTAGTCGGCGAGGTCTTCGCGCTTTCCGACCTGGTCACGTTCAAAGAGGGGGGTGTTTTGAGGCATAATCGTTTATCTTTCTTTTGTTTTTAGAGGTTACAGGAACTGATCAAGCACAATCTGTTTGAGGTTATGCTCATCTGGTCTTTTGATAAAGTTTGCTTTGGCATTCTTGGAAGCAAGATTCTTCGGGTTGACCTGCGTTGGTGCTGATGCGGCTCTCGGGTTAGCCGGTGCCTTCTTGACCATTGGTGCAGCCTTCTTGCTCTTACCTTCTCGGAGTTTGCGCCCCTCGATCATATCTCCAATGGAGAGTTTGAAGTCGGGGAACTTTTGGATCTCAGGGAAGGCGCGGATCAGTTCAGCGGCATACTGGTATTCTGGCGAAGTGCGCTGTTTCAGGAAGGGGTAAGCCTTTTCCGCTTCAGCGTCGAACTGTCTGCGGTTTGCAACATAGTTCAACTGGGCGGGAAGCTGTTCTTCCAAGGCATCAATAGCATTGAGCTTGATTCTCCGAACTTCTTCAGCCGAATACTCGATCTCATTGCCATCTTTACCGGTCACAATCGCACCATCAGGATTCTCCTCAGCCCAGCGTCTAACCTGTCGAGCGTTCTTGATCTCAGCCTGAATTTCCTGCTCCGATTGAAGCTGGAAATACGGGTTCAGACCTTGACCAACTGGCACCACCTTGGTTTCCCCAGGCGTATTGTTAGCCTCTAACTCTCCAAGTCTTTCACTGAGTTCCTTCAACTGCTTCTCAGCTTCTTTCTTCTGCGCGGTGAGCTTGTCAATGCGCTTCTGAACGCCTTTTGGCAGTTTACTGGAGTCCTTCGCGGGTTCCTCGTCCGTCTCGTCTTCCTCGTCAGCTTCTTCAGCTTCATCGGATTCGGTTTCAGATTCGGTTTCAGAATCTTCCATCTCGGATTCCTGCTCGGTATCTTCTACCTCGCCTTCTTCCTCGACTTCGGTTTCTGTCTCAGTCTCAGCCTGAGCAGGCTGCTTTTCGTCATCAGTGAAAAGGGTCTGGCGTAGCAAGCTGGTCAACTGCTCAGAGTCAATCGGCTTGGTGGGCATCGCAGGTTTAGGCTGGCTGCTAGCAGTTTCGGTATTTTCGGGCATTGGGCAGAAGGTTTAATGACCGTTCAGAGGTCGGAGTATTTGGCAGCGTTTGAGAACTCGCAGAAACTCATCACAAAACTAATAGTCGGAACTTACCCGTCAAGGGTTAAATTCAAGCTCAGTGAAAGCACGCTCGGCATACTCGTCAATAGTAGCACGCAGGTCGATAAGTGCGGCAAGTTGTCCAGCATAGTGCGCTCGCTCCTCACCCTGCACCTCAATGTCGATGGTGTTAGCCAGTGCCTGGTTGTGTGCTGACTGGATAACCGCCTGCAAAGCCTCCATGAAGACTTTCGGCCCCTTGGCAAAGGTAAATGCTTCAATTACGTCTTGCTGGTTCATGCTTGTCCTTGTTGTGTCATCTGTTCACTAACCGGAGTAACTCCCATGCGACCGATCTGAGCGTTCTTCTGCTGCACCAGACTCATCTCAAGGTTCTTGACGTAGTTCTGGAGCAGGGCTTGGAAGATCGGATCAGCCTGTGCTGCCTGCTGCGCCTTCGGGTTTTTAGCAAGAACGTCTTGCGCGTATTGCAGTCGAGCTTGGGCAGTCGGATCGTTCTCACGATACAGAGGTTCATTGCCAAGCATCATCATGCCGATGTCAGACTGCACCTCACGGAACATCTGCTCGGAGGCAGAGGTCTGATCCATGATGAGGTCACGGGCAGACTCAGGTGCAACCGCTTCGATGACCATTTGAATGAGTCGGTTGCGGTTCAGCACTCCTCCAACGTCGAGAGGCACCACGAACTGCGCCAGTGCTTGAAGTTTCTTGGCAACGAGGTCGTTGTCGAGGGTCTGCACGTTGAAACGAATGATGAAGTCATAGCTTCCGCTGATGTCGGTCAGATTCTGCGGCAAAGGCACTCCAGTGATGCGCTCGATCTCCTCCTGCGGCATATATTGCAGGCAGAGGCTGAACACCTGACTGTAGATCTTCGCCCAGGTGCCAAGCCAACGATTGACAAGTTGCTGCTGGGCAAGTTGCGCCTTGATAGGCGGCACAGTGCCTCGGTTCAGGCCGAAGTATTGAGCATGGTTGTTCTCAACCCGCTCGATGAGGTTGAAGGCAGTCGTCGGTGCGCGGCTGGGTGCCTCCATCCAGGAATAGTCATCAGGACGTGTGACAGGAAGCTGAACGCCTGGGCCGATCTTATTGATGGCACCGATGCGCTTGACGACCTTGAGCGGCGGCAGCGTCTCGAAAGCAGTGCGGTCACGGATGCTGTCATGCTGTGCCTTGATCTCATCCTGCTCGGTCATGCCAAGCTCGGGGACACCTCGGCTTTCGGTGATCGGACGACGCAGAACCTCACGACGGAACTCAACAAAGGGATATTCCCCGTGAGCATAGTCGAGGAGTTCGTGTTTGGCGTAGAGGCTCTCTTCGACCAACGAGGAAAAGACCGTGCAGTAGATGCCAGGAACTCCTTCTGGCCCGATCTGGCGAGCATAGGCGTAGACAATCTCGATGAGGTTGTCCTGCCGGGTTACTGGTGACGATCCGAGAGCAGTAATTGAGTCAGTAGGGTCGCCATAATAGCTCATCTTGCCTGCTGTGTTAGCCGCAGCCTCAACAAAGTCCTTGTCCCAGCCGTCCTCGACGATTTTGGCACGTAGTTCCACCTCGGTCATGTAGACTCGGCGAAAGATGACGCGGGCAGATTGCAGGTCGATGGTTTCCGGTGGGAAAGCAACCTCCTCAAAGGGCTTGAGGGCAGAAATGCATGGCAGATTGCGGCGAACGTAGCTTTCCTCGATCTTGCCAACGCCAGTTTCGCGCAGTTCCTTGACCATCTGGCGGGCATCCTTGATGGAATAGCCTGGCATTGCAGCAACAATGAGTTCTGCGGCTTGGTCAGCACTGTCGGGATTGGTGATCAAGGCTGGAAGGTCAGCAAGCGCACTACCCTGCATCTGCTGGGCAATGGCAGCAACCTCCTCGATGCTGATTTTCTGGAACCGGGTGGCAATCTGCTGATCCCAGCCGACGTAAAACACCGTCCAGCCGTATTGCAGACCGTATTGCGCTCCAAGCTCGGACTCCCGGCTGACTTCGTGACGCAGTTTCTGCTGCACAAGCCAATTCATCAGGGTCGTCGCAGCGGAAGCGGAACCCTGATCGTTGAATTCAGTTGGCAAAACAGCAACTTGCGAACGCTCAAACGAGGTCGTCAGCATTGTTGCAAGCTCATTGATGGTCGAATCTACGAGACGGGTGCGAACATCGGAAGCACCTTCAAACGGGAACGCCTGCTGGTTGTTCGGCAGGTTCTCGGAGTGCTTTTTACCGTCATCGGACTGCCCTGCCCAGCGGCAGAAACGGATATCATCGGCGTTGTTGAGCCTCTCAAAGTCCGAAGTCGTGTAGAGACTGCGGGTAAGTTCGCTGGAAAGCTCATTTACGTCTGGTTCAGCCGTGTAAAAAGCTAGCTTGTCGGTGTTCGTCTTGTTTTCCATGTCAGTATGAGCCTATGTTTCCAAATGCGCGGTAACCGCCAGTGCCTTGATTTTCGGGATTCATGACCGCAAGGTAGCGCAGAACGTCAACAGGGTCTTTAGTCGCACCCTTGTCACCGTCTGCGCCTGTCCATTCTTTGAGAGAGTAAATGATATTGCGGCAATTCTCACTAATGTAGAGTTTAGGCTCGTTATGTAGCGCAAGCAAGGGTTGGTCTTTGTCCCAAGCAAGCCAGTCGTTGATCATGGATACGCCATCCTCGACGCGGATACCTGCTGCCGGTGTGAAATACATCGGGTCAGGGTCTTCCTGCATCAGATCGATGAGGCTTGTGCCGCCATCCTTGCCGATTGCCTGCGTCCCACCTGCTCGCGGGTCAATAAATCGCTCGGCAATCTCCTCCTTGCCCTCTAGTTCGCTGATGAGTGCCTTGTAATCGTTGATCCCTCGACCTGCTCCGTTGCGTTGTGCAGTGCCAGGACGACCATCTGCCTTGTCAGCAGGCAACGCCCACTCACCGTAGCTAATATCGGGCCATTCCCGGTAGATAAACTTGCGACCATGCTCGTCAACTCGTAGCCAAAGCATGAACCAGTTTCGCGCACCAGCAGGGTCAACTGCCATGTAATTCGTGCCTGTTTCTGGAATTTTGTCTTGCGGAATGATGTTCCAGTCGCCAAACCTCGGGAACTGACTACCCGCCAGGCTTTCGGCATAGCCGTAGGCACGGATCTTGACCTCGTAGCCCGTTCTGCCGTGCAATGCTCGCTGAATCTCAGTGAAGGGCGAGTAAGCGTTAAGCTCCGAGTGAAACCACATCACCCTGCCGTTGGGCTTGTGACATTTAGCTACGTGGGGCATCATGCCCTTGTCACCACCAGGGACGTTGATCGTGTCTTTGAGCAGGCTGGCAGGCTTCCAGTCGGTGACCTGTGCGCCAGCCATGTATTCCTTCACGACACTCGTATAGCCTGAGATCGGCGTGAACGTCAGAATCATCTTACCTCGGCGGGATGCTAGACGATAGCGCAGCGTCTTGAGCCAGTCGCTGTTCACTTCTTCGTCGATCCAGAGGAAGTCGATCTCACCACCTTCGATGACCTTGATATCCTGGGACTGGTTCAGGAAGTAGCACTGACTGCGATTCGGCAGCACGAAGGTATTCTCGCTGAACCCGTTCTTCTGCGTGAAGCTGACGTTGGTGATTTTCGTCTTCTTGGCAGTCTTGAACTCGGCTGGCAGATATTTGTAAACAAGAGGTTGCTGCATCTGCACGCTACTCATGTTCGTGGTATGCACGCACCAAACCCGCTTATCGGGATACTTCGACAGCACCTGAGCAACACGTTTTGCAGCATATTCCGACTTACCTGCTCGGTTTCCTCCAAGGATGACAAGCTCGTTGACCTCGGGATCGGATAGCATTGCGTCTGCCGTCTTCCAGTGTTCCGGCTCGTAGCCATGCCGGAAGGGATCCATCTTTTCGGCGAGGATCTTGTCCTCGCGTAGCTGCAGACGACGAACTACCTCGTCCATGCCGACCTGCTTGACCAGTGCCGCGATGACCTCCGGTGACGGAGCAACGAGGATCGGGTGCGGTGTCGGTCTATATTGCCCAAGGTTGTCCTTGGTGACTTCAAGCTGGAACATAATCAGTGCCTATCTTCCGATGGGAAGTTGAGAAGGCAATACGGATTAATCACCATTTTTGTTTGTCAGCCCAATATGCCGCAGACATCTTACCCTTCTTGATGTTCTCAGCGTGCCGTGCCTTGAAGGACTCTCGACGGTTCTTATCGGCTTCAGACTCACCCTTCTTGTAGGGCGATCCAGAGACACCTTGCTGACCGAAGCGGATCGTTTTCACCTCGCTGCCTTCCTTGGCAACGACAACATGACTCTTGGTCGGATGACTGGGAGTGCGCTTTGGCTTGTTATAGCCAGTAACTCCGACTCGGGCTAGGCGTGGGTCTTTCTTCACGCGGCAGAGTAATAGCGCAGAAAATCAAATCAAGTCCTTGCTTGACTGTTTCTTGTGGTATGGTAAGGGAACTTATAGGTTTGCGCTGTGCAAGGCGTGATCCGCCCTCAGGCAAACCCTCAGAGGCTGACGTTCTTGCACACGTCAGCCTCTTTGTTTCGGGCATTCCTCGCCTGGCAGAAGATTGTAGCGTCCCTGAGTTGGGCAACGCGGGCAATCGGAGGATTCGGCGCACGGTGGACAGCAAATCAGCCGTGCAAAAGGCGCATCCGCAAGGATGGGTTGCGCTCGTTGCCGTTCGACCTGTGTGCTACTGAGCCAGCCGAGCAGGGAGGCAGCGAGATTATGCGACGGGACTCCCGACGACCTATACGGAAGTGGAGCTTGAGCATGGCAGTTTCCCGGTCAGGGGATTGCTATGCTCTGAAACAGCCCTCTGCTCCTACCGGAAGCAGTGCCTGACTCCACAGAACCTGACAGAAAGTGCAACCTTCAAGTCACTTGAATGTCCCGGGTGTCATCCATTCCAAGAAGATGATCAGAGCAGCAGCGGCTGCGAAGTCCGTGAGTAGATCAATCATAAAAATGCCTCCTTTTCGATAATTACGTTGCCCAGCTTGGGGATGAACACCGTCCAGTGACGGTCATAGCCGTCCTGATCGGCACAAGGGTAGAGAGGCTGGCAGACTGTCCCTTCCGGCAGCAGGACGACCCTGTTATTGAGGATCGCTTTGCAGGCTGGCAGTTTCATGGCACCTGGCAGTCCGTAGGGCATCTATCAGTTCAGAGGAAATTGATAGCAACTTGAGAGTTCACTCCGAAACCACCTTTTCACTGGCTAGTGAAACACGGTGCTTCTTGATGATCTTCCCGACCTCATGCGCTGCGACTCGGTAGGTTCCAGACGAGATCGCACAGCACTGCTGCCACGGGGTCGAGTCACCGGGTCGATCACCGTCCTTCATGCCGCTTTGCTTGCTGTAGATCCTAGCTTCACGCAGGAACGACTCCCGTAGGGTTTCGAGGTCGGCGATGATGTCAGGCATTGTATCGTCGCACAATACACTCGGGCAATGTAGCGTGCAGCAGAGGTTTAGCGTCGTCTCAGTGCCAGTCACCTTTCAGCACCATGGCACCGATGAGGCCGTAATTGGCAAGATCCAGCCAAGAGTCTAGCCGACTCTCGTTCTGAGCTTGATCCGGCATCACGCAGTCAGCAGGGCTATCAGCAAGCTCAATGCCCTTCCGCTTGCTCAACAGGTTGGCGATGCGTGCAGTCTTGTCGTCGCAGCGAACCAGAACTCCGAACTCACCATGGCGGGCGATATTCTGACTGCCGTAGTCCTGCTGCTTGCGGTCAAGCGTCTGCACGTTTGCCAAGGCAAGGCGCAGTGCTTTTTGACCGATCTGGGTCTTGATGCCTAGTTCGGCGGCGAGGTTGGGGATGTAGTCGGGTTCCATTATTTTGAGAAGTTCTCCAAGAGAGCAAAAGACTTGTCCTGCAGTGCTGCCAAGCTGTCGTCGGTGTCGATCTGTAAACCAAGCCGATCTGCTTCTTCCTTCGACCAGACGACCCTGGCAAACTTGAGTTTGTGCAAGTCGATGAGATGGTCATGCTTGCCGCCGTAAGATGCCTGCAGCATCAAGTTTGCCGGGATCTCATCCAGGTGCTTCACCCAAAACGGCAGTGACTTCGTGAATGCCCAGAACAGGACATCGGGCTTGCTGCGGATGAACTCCAACCAGCCGAGGAAATACTGCTCAGAGAAGAAGTCACCAGCAGTGTGAATCCGCACCTTGGTGGCCTTTTTCGGGAAGCAGTCAGTCAGCACCTGAGCAACCTGCTCTGCGCTCTTCCCCCTTACGGCATCGAAGTTCGCCCAGTATCTCTCCCTGACCGAAGGATAGCGTTCGGTCATGGCAGAGTAGCACTTAAACACCTGCTTCGGCCCGTTGGTCATCTGTCCAGTCTCACGGTCAACAAATGCCAGGCACTGCTCTGCACCGGGACAGGTAGTTCCAGATGGCAGTGACCATGACCAAGCCTTGGGGTCGAAGAGGTATCTGTTTGCCTTGGTAAAGGCTGGCTTCATCAGAACTTGCCAAGCCTCCGTGGTTGGAGTTTCGCAACAAGATGTTCACCATCCTGGCGCACTGGGATCACCATACCCGGCACAAAGTATCGGGAGTCCTTGCACTGACACCACCGCTCCTCGTCACCGTATTTGACGCGCAGCATCCTGCGGTTGGGGAAGCGAGTCGCCAGCACAGTAGCAGTGTCGTTCTCGGCCAGAAGACGCTCCAAAGCGTTTGTAGCGGTTGGCTTAACCTCGATGACCTGCTCCTCGACAGGGTCAAGAACGACAGGAACAACCTCTACAGGCTCACTTTCCAGCACCTGTTCAGGTTCCTGCTCCTCGATGGGAGCAAGGATTTCCTTCAGCCTAGCCATGCCAGCAGCATTGATGTAGGGCTTGTTGTATCGGCCAACTGTCCAGTGCTTGCCGCGTTTAAGGCTAGCTTTAGCCTCCTTTACGGCAGTTAATGTAGCACCAAGCTGACTTGCTGCCTCTTCTAGTGTAATGGCTTTCATTTGGCGTTTTTCTGGCGATAGGCGTTCACACACTGACGAGTTACACAGCGGTCGTGAGCAATCTCGATGTCGCTCCTCGACCAGTCTACGTCGTCCCACTTGGACTTCCGCTTGCTAACACTGCCCTTGGCAATGCCAGCCTTCATGCGTCGATTACGGACTACGGTTTGAGACAGACCAGTTAGCCTGGCGATCTCGGCATCACGGAGAGTCCAGTCTTGCTGGCTTACCCAATCTTTGATTTGTTTTTGTGTCATACGGACTTGCACTAAGGGCAGGGTTAGTAAGGAGTCAAACGGAAAGTTACTCAAACATCAAGGGCATCACTGAACTTCTCGGCAGTGTCGCACAGGGCTATAATCACCTCCTCGATAGCGTCTGACTCAGGGCCAAGGTCGCCTACAAGGTCACGGAGCAGGTCGATAGTAGCGGCAGCTTCCTCTAGGACGGCAAGGAGGGCTAGACCAGCACTGCGCGAGAGGAGGAGAGTGCTAGGGCTTTTGGCGAAAATTTCTCCACAGTGAAATGCATCAGGCTTTTGCTGCGGCTGCGCTGCCTGACCCCCTCCCCCCCTATCAACGGCATCCATCGTCGCTTCGAACTCGTCCCAAGTGTGTTGTTCGTTCATAATCAGTGTGTTACAGAAGTGCAGTCGCTTTACATTATGCTCATTGTATGTAGTTATGGCAGTGGCTCGACCTCGGTGAACTCGCCCTCGATGGTGATGCCCTCAGCGTGAAAAAGGCTGTTTACGCTCTGATGGTCAACACGGAGACGGTGTTCGACCACCGTTTGAGGCTGATCGTGCAGTGCCTGAATTTTGTCAATGGCAATGGCGATAGCGATGGGTAGATTCGCCAACGGTATCTGTTCCACCTGTTCCTCCAGTTTAGTCGCTCCCTTGCTGACGAACCGGCTCAATGTCGCTGCCGTGCTTCGCTTCCATGCCGCTAGATTGAAGCTAGGGTCAGCATCCTCAGCCCTGTCTCGGATCGCACTGACAGTGTGAGTGCTGAGTCCGTATTCCTGCGCCACAGCAACCATGCCGTTCCCGGCCTTTAGTGCGGCTAGAACCTTCTCCTTCACCTCCTGCGGCACAGCTTCACCGCTAGACTTTGTGGAGTCCGTCTTGAGCCTCTGGTAGTCGTTTTCGTCGTCCTTCATCGCTTCTTGGTCTTCTTACCCTCCGGTTTGGTTTGCTCGTCCTTAATCGACTTTATAGCCCATTTAAGGGCATCTGCCTGCACCTTGTTCCAGGCTGGCAGCAGCAGTTGCTCCAGACACCTCACGATCTGCTCCTCCTGTCCATCTGCAAGTCCGAATGCAACCCCGCTGATCTTCAGTGCTGCATGGGTCATCTCATGAAATAATGTCTCCAGTAATGCCTCAGGGTTGTCCCTGATGACAGGATCGAGGGTGATCTTCCTTTCATCATGATAGTAAGTGCCGAAGTTGTCCCCTGCTTCCCACTCCAGTGCTATCTTCCGTCCTGCGATGTTTATGTATGCTTTCATGGTGTTGTAGGTTCTCTGAACTTGTAATACTGACCGAGAAAGTCGAGGTCGAGCGTCCAGAAGCGTTCTCCGGTGCGGTTCTTCTGGCAGTTCACCTTGCGGGTAGAGTCGTTGTCGCCAACCTTCTCCAGGAACAGGATATGATCGGCATCCTGGCCAATCGCCCTGGATTCCCGCAACTGGTTATTGTCGTTCAACTGGCTTGCAGTCAGCACGACCTTCTTCGACCTCACTGCGGTGCGCTTGAGCCTCCGTGAGATACTAGCAACGAGTTCTTCTCTGGTGCCTCCCTTGCGTCCCTCGTCCTCAAGCAACTGGAGGTAGTCCACCATGATCACGTCAGCGTTACATTGCTCAATGTCGTTGAGAATGTCTGTAGCAGTCGCTCCGTCACAGTCAACGATCTCAGCTTTTGCCTTGTGCAGTCGCTTGATGCTCTCATGTAGTGCGGCCTGCTCTGCTCTGGACATCATGCCCTTCCAGACCAGCTGGTTGTCGAGGTTGCCCTGACTGCAAAGGATACGGTATGCCTGCTCCTGCTGGGACATCTCTAGCGGATACATCCGCACTGCCTTGCCCTGCTCGATGGCGGCTTCAAGGAAGTTCTGCATCAACACCGACTTGCCATCACCTGGCTTGCCAGCAATAACCCAGACTCTGCCAGGCTGCATCCCTTGAGTCTTCTTGTCGATGGTCGGGAATCCCGTTGAGATGCCTGGCAATGCTCCTCCTCGCATCATTCTCGTCTCGATCTCGTCCACAGTGTCGAGCAGTGCGGTTCCGAGGGTCTTGCTGGCCAGTGGCTTACCGGGGATCCGTCCAGCTTCGGTGAGCATCGTCTCCGTCCTCTGAACCGCAGCATCAAGGTCTTCACCACCGATGACAGCGGCCTCAAGCTCATCCTTCGCGTTTTGAAGGCTCTCGATGCGCTTCCGCACCGCATACCCTTGGCGAAGACTCTGAACGAGTTTCGGGGCGTTTCTGTGCAAAGCAGGTGCCGTCCAGAGTTCCGCCAACCGTGCTGGCCCACCAACTCGGTCGAGGTCACCGGAATGGCGCAGCTTTGCGGTGGTCATCACCAGGTCAGGTTGCTCATCCTGTGCGGCAGCGTTGACCAGTTCGGTGTAGAGAGGTCGGTTGTCGGGGCTGAACATCTCAGCCGTGACTGCGTGCAGAGATTTCCGCAGTGCCTCGGGGTTCTGGGCGAAGATCGCCAGCAATGATTCTTCAATCGCGTCTTGCATGGTTACAGGTTGTAGCGGTTGACTGATGCGGTGTCGAGCGGTTTCTCATCCAGCCAACGCTGCTGGTTGAGGTAGGTGCCAGGGTGCGGGATGTATTGCCCTCCGTCCTTGATCCAAGCGTCTTGCTTGGTCTGCCATGCCAGAGCAGCAAGGACAGTGTCGAGGTCAGGCTTGAGCTTGTCCCATGCCTTCTGTGCTGCTCCCTTGCCAATCTTCCGAGGGTAAGTTTGCCAGAACTTTTGGAAACCAATGGAAGGTTGTTTGGTTATTGGTTCTTGGTTAGAACTAACGTTCAACGTCTGTTCAACAGGTGTTGAGCGTCTGTTAAATCGAGACTCTGCTGAAGCCCGTCCTGCCCTAGCTACAGCCTCCTTTTTAGCGTGAGCCTTGGCGATCTCCGACTCTGCTCGATGATGCACAAAACCATCATCAGTCTGGTCGAAATACTTCGTCAAAACGTACTCAACTGCATCATGATGCTGCATCATTCCGATGTTGCGAGCAATGTCTGTTGAACACGTGTTGAACGGATGTTCAGCAAGGTAGTAGGCATCGAGCAATCGACGGTAAGCGAGGTCTTCCATGAGACTCAGCCCCTTGGTGTGGGAAGCGTAATCCCCGATATGGAACGGATAGTAGTTCATGTTCTATGCTTCTGTGTGGAACTCAAAACAGTCCAGCTCTGTGTCTGGCACGATCCCGCTCATCCTGCTCCGTCCAAGGATGGGTCGGATGAATCGGACATGAGGTCGAC